TCAGCATTTTTAGGTTATAGTTTCAGTAACAACCCTTAACAAGATCAAGTCCGTGGCTTCTTCTACCTTCCCAGATAACATAAATAATAATCCAATAACTCAACCAGCTAGAAAAAGAGTTCGCTCTGCTATGTCAGATGTTCTAAAACGTTCTCAAAGACTTTATGCTCGTCAACTTGAAGGTAAAACTACTCGCCAATTAGTCCTAGAACACGCAAACATAGAAGGTATTTCCGAAACTACCGCCTGGGATGATTGGAATAGAGTAAAAGTTTGGAATAACGAAGATTGGGAAAAAGATAGAGAAACTCTCCTACCACGCTTACAAGCTATGAGAGTACGCTTATTTAATAAAGCAGTTAAAAAAGGTCAACTGCAAACAGCAGCACAGATCCTAGACTCTCTAGGCAAAGTTATAGGCGAATCTGTAGAAACCGTGAATATTCAAGCTCCAGAACTTTCAATAAAAGTAGAACCAAAAAATTAGTTGATATATATTTAAGTTCCTCATGGCCATTTTTGGTCTGTCAAAGTCTGAAATCCTCCCCTAAGGTCTGAAAAAGTCTGAAAAAGTCTGAAGTCTGAAAAAGTCTGAAAAATAATTGGATAGTCTGAAAAAGTTAGTACTAATAAATAATAAAAAAGTCTGGTTTAGTGATATAAATTTGATATAATGGAATTAAGTTTAGTAAAGGATTTGATTTATTAGTTTTTATTCTTCCAGATGTAACAACATCAACTAGAACTCAAGCTAATTTAATTTAAGAGATTGCTAAACCAATAAAAAGAAAAATTATTTAACTTTCCAAAATGCCTAGAAAATTAAAAACACAAAACGCCAATAGAAACTCTATTGAAGTCAAAGTAACTATGAAGCCTGAGCAAGCAAAGCTTATGGATTCTGCTATTCAGATTTTATTTGGAGATGAAATGAGCAGAAGCCAATTTTTAAAAATTTGTTTAAATGACAAATTAAGAAAGGTTACTCTCGGAGATGTTTAAAATGAAATACAATTTATTTTTTTATTTTATTGGATTTTTAATTTTGGTTTTTTCTTCTCAATTCGTAGAGGATTTAAAATCAGATAGAAACTATCAAAAAAACATCTATGCTCGTTGTGTAGAGATTCAAGAGTTACTTAATGAAGATATAAATAAATGTCTTTAATTAATTAATCCTTTTAGGGATGATTTAATCATCCTTAAAAAGATTAATTTTTAAAATTAATCTACTTTCCAAACTATTATTTTTTTTAATTATGACTTTATCAAAAGTTACTCCAGATGTTCAATCATTCACTTTTGAAGCATCAACTAAATTTGAAATTAAGCTTTCAGATTTAACAGATTTATTAATTACTGCGGGTCAAGGTTGTTATTTCTGGGGTCGTGTATTTGTTAACATTGACACCAAAAAACCTTTAAAAGATCAAGATTTAAAACTTGAAAGAGAGGGGGGTATCATTATTAATACAAAAAATTTAAATTTAGATTCACAAATTTATGTTGAAGATTGTGGTGATGATTCAGAAATAGAAATTATTGACACCAAAAAAGTTATTGATTTTTTAAACACTTTTAAAACAGTTTTAGAAAATCCAAACATCAAGGGAGAATTTAGAACCAATTTAACAAATGCTTTAATCACTCAAGATTACGGGATGTTGGATGCAGAAGATATGGATTATATTCTGCAAAATTGTATATTTGGGAGTTGTGTATATGGATAATAAAAAATATAAATATTCAGAATATTTAGAAACTTCTGAAACTTTTAACGATTGGTTAAAAAAAGTTCCTTTTGGTTTTTGGATTAAATCTATAAAAGTTAATAAAGACAAATCTGTAACTTTTATATTTAATAATTCTTTAGATTCAGAAAGATGGATTGAAGAATAAAAAAATCAATTTTTAATAGATTAGATTTTTTAAATCTAGTCTATTTTTTTTATATAAAAATGATATATAATAAATTTGTACTTTCCAAATTTTCTAAAATGAAATTAATTCCTTATGGATCAAATCAAAACCTTGTAGAAATTAACAAGGATACTGAAATTTTCTACAGTTACAAAACAGCAGTAGCAGGAAAAATAAAAGGAAAATATTATAAAACTAATGAATGGTATAGCAGGACAACAACAAGACACATAAATAATTATCTTGGAAAATTGATGTTTACTGAATGTCATCCTAGTTTTTTTGAATCCATTGTTGATAATAATTATATTGATATAACTCCCATTGAAAAAGAACCATTATTAATTAAGGGAGTATAAAAAAAATGAATATATCTAAAATAATTTTTTATGAAAAAAATTATAAAATTATAGCCAAAAAAAAATTTGGCTATAAATTTTTAAATAAATATATATTTACTTTTATTGAACCAAAAAGATACAAAAGATATTTTTCCTATTGGGAAATAGAATCAAAAGGATATATAGATAAAGTTATGAATGAAAAAATATACTATTTTTTAACCAAATATAAAAACTATGAATGTTTTAATCATAAAAATGAATGTATAAAAAAAGATTTTAACTTTTATAAATACATAACAATAAAAGATATGAAATTAAGACAAGGAATAAAAGATTTAAGTTTAGCTAATGAATTAATTAATGAATCAAGTATGGAGTTATTGCTAAAATGAAATTTTCAGAAAAATATTTTAAAGGTTTAACACCACAACAACACTACTTAAATAATGTTTGGTTCATTCAAACACTTGATAAGTTAAAAGATACAGGAAAATTATACATACCAGTAATAAATAAAACATTCAACAAGTATGGAGATTTAATTGAATGAACTTCTCAGAAACACAAAAAAGAATACTTATTGAACTTATAAAAGATAAGTTTCATATGAATAAAGAAAATATCCAATATTGTGAGAATTATATAAAGGATAGTTTTTTAATGGAAGAAACAAAAGAAGAAAGAAAAAGAAATATAGAAAGTAATAAACAGTTAATAACAGAAACAAGATTAGAACAAAGAGAATTATTTAAATTATTGAATAAATTTACGTTAAGTGAAATAGAGGTTTGATAACCTCTATTTTTTTTGAAAAAAATATTGAATAGCTAACAATATATATATACTTGTTTACTATATATAGTGTTGACAGTAGAATACTGCTAGACACATACACTAACTTATGTCACTTTCCAATAACAAAAAACCATTGAATGAAAATTCAGTGAATGGTAAACCCATGAATGATTTTGTTTATCAATCAATCATGAATGAATATAATGTTTCTCCATTTATGTATATGGAAGATTCCAAAATACAAAGAGCATACCTTTTGAATGATGAAGTTATGCTAAGAAAAATTCTTGAATGTGAGTATTAATTATGAATGAAAAAGAATACAAAGAAAAAATGTATGCAAAGCTTTATGATTCTGTTGGTTTTTTAGTCACTAATCATACTTTCTTACCTAAGTCTATAGGTAAGGTAAATTTAAAATTATCCAAAAAAGAGTTAGCTAAATTAACTGACATTCTTTGGTATATCGCACATTCTGAATTATGGAAGGATAACAATGGGTAGAAAAATGACTAAATTGGATAACACTAATAAGTTATTCTTACATACACTTGGAAATCAAGTAGGTAGAGCAAAGATTCAAAGAAATAGAGATATTAAAAAAAATAAATTTTTAAATACTATTCAAACAATTTCAAAAAAAACAAAATGAAAAAACAATTTATTTTCCATGATGATGCTGCTCATGGATGGTTAGAAGTCAGTTATAAAGATGTAACTGACTTAAATATTCAGAATGAAATTTCAGAATTTTCTTATATAAATAGATTTTTAGAAAAAATTTATTTAGAAGAAGATTCTGACTATACATTATTCATAAATGCTTTTAAGAATAAATATGGTTATAAACCATTAGAAGTTAATGGTAGATACCATGAAATATCACCTATAAGAGATTTACCTAGATATATAGGATGGCAATTTAATCTTTACTGGAATCCATTAGAGGGAAAAGAATTAAGAGACTACTTAAATTCTGAGGTTAAATCATGACTAGATTTAGAAGTGATGCAACAAGAGTTATTGGACTTGTACTTTCTATTAATGAATACGGATTAGTTCATGAGTCAATTAAAGCTACAATTAAAAACTTTAAAGATAAAGAAGATGATTTATCTCAAGATGTAGCTTATGAATTTCACAAAATTCTTGAATCTATTGAAAAACAAGCTGAATGTATAGTTGACATTTATTAATTATGGAATCTAAAAAACAAAGAATAGCATTAATAAATACTTTACTTAAGTATTATGATGCTTCAAATAATGAAT